TACAAATATTATACAACTTAAATATAAAAAAGACAATAGAGAGGAGGTAAAAATGTCAAAAATGATGGAACTGGGTTTTGTGATTACAGCAAGCACATTGGGAGCAATGGCTGGATTTGCAAAATTGAGTAGCGGATTACGGAAAGTTAAAGATGATACAGATAATCTTGCTAAAACTGCTAAAAAACTAGATACTTTTGACAAAGCGAGGGAAAGATTAAATCATTTAAATAGTGAATATATGAAATCTGCAGAAATGTTAAAAAAATTAAAAGAAGAATATGCCCGTGCTGGAAAAGGAAATGCTGAATTTGCAAAAAGAGTAAAAGAAGCTGAAACTCACGTTGCAAGTCTAAATAGACAAAAACAGGCACAGCAACGTACGTTCCAAAGAGCCCGTAGTGCAATTGAAGAAGAAGGTCATAGTCTTAAAACTTATAGAGAAACACTTGCTAAAGTGAATAAAGAACTAAAAATAAATGAAAATTTAAAAAAAATACAGGCTAGTCATGATAAAAAAATGGCTTTTCTTGATAAAGCACAGCAATATGGAGATAAAGTATTAAGAAGAGGAGCTATAGCAGGAGCTGTAGCATTAGCACCTTTAAAAATTTATATGGATGTTGAAGAGTCTCAGGCAGATTTACGAAAAATGCTCGGAGATGAAGCACAGAAGTATTATGGAGCTTTGAGAGAAATTTCAGATAATTCTCCTTTAAGCCAGCCAGAAGTTTTTGAAATAGCTGGATCTTTAGCACAATCTGGAGTAGCAAGTGAAAATCTTGTTGAATTTACTAAAAAAGCTAATCAGCTTAAAGTTGCTTTTGACATTACTACACAGGAAGCTGGACAGTTTCTTGCTAAGACAAAAGAACAGCTTGGATTGACTAAAGAGGAAATGTTTTCATTTGCTGATACTATCAATTATATGTCTGATAATACTGCCTCTACTGCGTCACAATTAGTAGATTTCTCTCAGAGAGTAGGTTCTGTAGCAAGGACGGCTAACGTATCAAAAGAAGCAAATATTGCATTAGGAGCAACTCTTATTGCTACTGGAACAGAAGCAAATGTGGCTGCAACAGGAATAAAACAGTTATATTTGGAACTCGGAAAAGGAGCAGACACTAAGAAGAAAGCTAATGCTTTATCTTTTTTAGGAATAAATGGAGAAACTTTGGGACATGATATGGCAAGAGATGCAGAGGGAACTATTTTAAGTGTACTTGAAAAAATAAAGAGTTCCCATGCCGGAGATAAAATTGGGCTACTGACAGATATATTTGGCGAACAGGCAGCAAACAGTATAGCAACATTGGCAAATGATACTGATAAATTAAGAGAAAATTTATCAAAAGCTAAATCTGAAATGGCAAATGGAGCGGTTGAAAAAGAATATGCTGAACGTATGAAAACATTAGGAACACAGTTAAAGGTAGCAAAAAATCAGCTAATGAATTCTCTGGCTGATGTAGGTTTAGCATTAGCTCCTTCTATAAAAAATTTATTGACAGCAACTAAACCAATACTTGAGAATATAGCGACTTGGATAAAACAGAATCCAAAGTTGACTAGTGGATTAATGAAAGTTATAGGTGCTTTTGCTTTATTTAATATAGGAATGGGAACTATTTTGAAGACTGGATCTCCAATGCTAAAATTTATATTTACAATTTTTACTACCTTCAATAAATTGAAAGCTGCAGGAGGAATTGTAAAAGGATTTTCTAAAGTATTTCCAACGTTATCTAAAATGGGAGGATTATTAACAAATCCATGGCTATTAGCAGGAGCTGTAATAATAGGAATATTTGTATTGTTATACACTAAATCCAAATGGTTCAGGGATGGAGTAAATAATGCTGTAAAGCAGATAATACCACATGTTAAAGAGTTAGGACGATTACTTAAAGAATATTTAGGTGTTGCTATGACATGGATATCAAATAAAAGTAAATCTGCTGGTGAAACTATGAAAAAAGTTTGGAATACATTGAAACCAATACTTTCTGTAGTAGGGAAAATAATTAAAGTTGTAATAATAACTGCGATTCAATTTGTGATTTTTAGAATAAGAAGCATGATGGCAGATTTTAAATTGATTGTTACCGTAGTTAAAGGCGTATTTAATATGGTCAAAGGGATTATAAAAGCAGCTATTGGAGTAATAAAAGGAATTTTTGGAATCTATGTAGCATTTGTAACTGGAAAATGGAATGAAATTCCTAAAATAGCACAAAGTGCATGGAATATGGTTAAAAGTGGAATAAGTAATTTTGTGGAAGGTGCTAAAGGAATTCTAAATGGTTTATTTAACTGGTTTGGTGACAAATGGAATGCTTTAAAAAATTTAGTGACAAATAATCCTATTACTGTGAAAGTGAAAGAAACTTGGGATAAAGTAACTGGTGGTGGACAAGGAACCCCACAAAAATGGACAGGAACAAATTATTTTGAAGGTGGACTTACAACAGTTGCGGAACGTGGAGCGGAAATGATTAGAATTCCAGGACAGTCTCCATTTATTGCACAGAGTGAAATGCTGATGAACTTGCCGAAGGGTACTGAAATACTCAATGCTTCACGGACAAAGAACACATTAAGGGATAGAGTAAATAGAATAAAAGAAAGAGCTTCCAGCTTGGGAAGTGGGGGTTCGACTGTTGTAGGTGGAGACACTATAAATATCACAATTAATGCTGGAAGTAATTCTAACGCAAATGATATAGCAAGAGAAGTTAAAAGAATTCTGGCTGAAATGAAAAATAAAAAAGAAAGGGTGGCGTTTGGATAATGAAAACAAGAGTTTACAGAACTGTCAGTGGGGATACGTGGGATCTAATAGCTTATAAAGTCTATAGAAACGAAAAATACTTTCATAGGCTCATAAGAAATAATCTTAATTTGATAGATATATCAATATTTCCAGCTGATATTCCTGTCATTATCCCTGATTTTATCGAAGAACTGGAACAGGAAATTCAGGAAAATAAACTGCCGCCTTGGAAACGAGGTAAATAATGCTGGCTAGAGGAATAAAGGTAATAGTTATATTTAACGGAGTGGATATATCTGAAGATATAGCTCATTCCATTTCTTCTCTTAACTACACTGACAACAGTAAAAATGCTATAGATGACTTAGAATTGGAACTAGAAAACATGGATTATCGTTGGCTTAAGGAATGGTATCCTGATGAAAATGCTCAATTAATTGTCGGAATATATGAAGATAATGGAAAAGACGGAAGTTTTTTGGATATAGGAACATTTTATATCGATGAACCAACTTTTGATAATGACAGGCTTAATCTTAAGTGTATAGCTATCCCGTTAGATGGAAATATACGTGATCAGAAAAATACTAAAGCTTGGGAAAAGATAACTTTAAAAGAGCTTGTTAATCAGATAGCAGTATTACATCAAATGAATGTAGAAATTCATGCTGATAATGAATATTATGAAAGACTTGACCAGGAAAATGAAACTGATTTGGCTTTTGTAGACAGAGTTATAAAAGAAACTGGACTTAGCATGAAAATATCGGATGATACTATTATTATTTTTGATGATGATAATATAAAAGATAATGAAGCAATTGAAAAATTTAATATCCGTGATAGCAGAATCCGTAGTTTTAGTCTGAAGAAAAAGAATAAAGGAATATATGACAAAGTGGAAGTGTCATATTATGATCCTGACAAGAAAAAGTTAATCAGAGAAACAATGACTAAAGAAGAACTCGAAAAACGGAACGAGGTGAAAACTGATGCCTGATATTTCTTATGCAGAATATAAAAAACAGAATGGAAAAAAGTCTTCCGGATATAAAAAAGCTAAAGCAAAACTTAAAGAAAAAGCGGATAAGAAAGAAAAAAGAAGTAAAAAAGAAAAGGTAAAAAAAATAAAAACTAAAGGAAAATCAGACCCCAAAAAAGTGGCCAAAAAAACTTTAAAGGAAAATCTGAAACAGGAATATCAGGTTACTTTGACAGTTGACGGGAGCACTAAATACATGGCTGGAATGATTATTGACTTAGATGAAAGCTGGGGTAAATTTGAGGGAAAATATGTGATTGATAAAGTAAAACATAGTATTACTGGAGACTATTCATGTGAACTTGAGTGTATGAAAGTCGGAGCTAGGGAAAATGCTGAAAAGAATGCTAAAGCTCAGACTAAAGAAGAACAAAAGAAAAAAGAAGCGGAAAAAGAAAGAAAAAAAGCTGCTAAAAGATCTAGTAAAAAGAATAACAAAAATAACAGGAATAAGAACAGTAACAATACTAAGGCAAGTAATAAATCAAGTAATAAAAATAATCCAGTAAATAGAAAAATGAGCAGGTAGAAAGGAGTTAAAATGTTAGAAATATTAAAGGCTGGAGAAGTAAGTGCGATAGATCACAAAACAGGGAAAGTAAGAGTTTTGTTTTCAGCTGGGGATAATAAAACGAGTGACTGGCTTAACATTTTAGTTCCTTTTTCTGAAAGTCATTCTGATAACTATATGCTTAGTATTGGACAGACTGTGTACTGCTTATTTTTTCCTGAAATGATGGAACAGGGAGTGGTACTTGGTTGTCCAATGCGGAATAGTTCTGCTAATGAAAATGAAGTAAAGAGAACATTTTCTGATGGTGGATTTTACAGCTATGACAATGGAGTGTTGACATTGAATCCAGTTTCAAAAGTTGTTATTAATGCTGATGCGGAAGTCAATGGAAATCTGACTGTGTCCGGAACAACTATTACAGGCGGAAGTATCAATCTTAATATTCACACTCATAGTGGAGTTACTGCCGGCGGAGATAAGACAGGAGGTCCTCAATAATGATAGGAAGTCTTGGAGATGTAATATTTGAAGTATCTGATAAAAAAGTATCTTCAATTAACAATGAACTTTCACGGACATATAAAAGTAAAATATCTGAGCATAATGCAATATACGGTCCTGGTATGGTGAGACATCAGGGAAGAGAACTAATAGAAATAAGTTTTGGAATTTCTTTAGTTTCATCATTATTATCTGATTCATCACCGGCAGAAGAGCTGGATAAAATAAAAACCATGTGGGAATTTGGAGAATATGGTTATTTAACATTCGGGGGGCAGACCTTCGGAGCTTTCCCTTTTTTGATAGTGGATATGAACGAAAAAAATTCATATTTTAACAAAAAGACTTCCAGTTTTGATGTTATAAATCTAGAATTAACTTTAAAAGAGTATATAGATAATCCAAAACTGTATAATCAGATAATAGAGCAGTTAAAAGCTCAAAAAAAAGAACAGGAAAAACTTGCAGAAGCTGAAGTTGAAACTATTCAGGAAGAGCAGAAAACAAAATTAGATCAGTTGAAGAATAATATAGCAAAAGCTACAGAAAAAATTGATAAAGCATTAGAAAAAATAGAAAAGAAAAAGGATGAAATATTAGATAAACTTGAACAGATAAAAAAGGATTACAAAGTACATGAATTCATGAATCTTATAAGAGCAGGATTAATTACTGCAGATAAAATAAAAGAAATGACTGAATACAGTAAGACTATGAAATCTGAAACTGACAGGCAGATACTCATGAATGTAATCAGAAACTATTTAGGAGGTATTTAGAATGATATATGTGACATCAGATCAGGAAATTAATTATGCCCCTAAAAATACTGTAGAGGAAGTAGTCACAAATGTTGGAATGCTATTACGGGTATACAAAGAGGAACAGCCACTCAACAGAGATTTCAGCTTTGATAGTGACTTGATAGATAAAAATATAAATGTAGTTGAAAATAGAATAATGTCTCAGTTGCTTGAAACATTCAGAAAGTATGAGCCACGAGCTTTACTTAAAACTACACAGATAACAATGAAAGACAAGTACAAGAATGAATTTGAAATTACACTGGGAATCGAGGTGATAGAGATTGAGTGATTTTGAAGATTATGAAGTAATAGATTCAGATGCATGGGAAATAAAAAGGGATATGATAGACAAGTTTCAGGAACTTAGTGGAAGAACGTTGACTGAAGCAAGTCCAGAAACTCTAATATTTGGAACTGTGGCATATCAGTTAGCATTGCTTGAAGAAAAGTATAACGATGATATTAAGCAGAACTATCTGAGATATGCAAGAAATGAAAGGCTTGACCTAAAAGGAGAAATATATGGGAACAGAGGTAAAAGGCTGGTAGAACAACCGGCAATAGCAACATTTAGATTTTATATATCTTCCGTACAGGCAACTGATATAGTTATCCCGAAAGCTTCAAGAATCAGATATAATGAACTTTATTTTGAAACAAATGAGGAATATAAGATATTAAAAGGAAATCTGTCAGCGGACGGAAAAGCTACATGTAATAAAGTAGGAACCATTGGAAATGGTATCCCAGTCGGACAAATAAAGGATATGGTGGACATTTATTCTCATTATTCAAAAGTAGAAAATATTACTGAAAGTAATTCGGGAACAAATGAAGAAGCTGATGAAAGCTACAGAGAAAGAATAAGGGAAATTCCTGAATCTTTCACAACAGCAGGAAGTTCTGGAGCTTATATCTTCTGGAGTAAGACGGCAAGTACAAATATTATTGATGTTAAAGTTCATTCTCCGTCTGCAACCAATGTAGATGTATACATCTGGACAGACACAGGTACAGTAAGTCAGGAGCTTAAGGAAAAAGTAAAAGCAGTACTAAATGACGAAAATGTGCGTCCTCTGACTGACAATGTGAATATTAAAGAGCCGAATAAAATCAACTATTCTATAGATTTTGATTATTATATTGATAAGGATAATGAAACTCTTGTGAATATAATAAAATCTAACGTTGATAAGACTATTCAGGAATTTGTCAGCTGGCAGAAAGAAAAAATAGGCAAGGATATTAATCCGGACGAACTGATTAAAAGATTAAAAATTGCCGGAGTAAAAAGAGTAGTATTAAGAAGTCCTGTGTTCCAAAAATTAGATTTTAATCAGATTGGAATAAATAATGGTATAACAAGCAATTATCAGGGAGTTGAGGAGCTATGATAACTGTACAGGATTTAAAATTAACTTATATAGCTGCAAGCTCAACTCTAACTGATGAACGGACAAGATGGATTTACGAATCTATAGATTATGCAATATCGAATCAGAAGAAAAGGATCATGGATAAGTTTTTTCTGAACATTAATAAACTCACAGAAACAGAGATAGATTATCTATTATGGGAATATCACGTAGACTATGTTGGAGAAAACGCCAGTCTTGAAAGTAAAAGAGAACTGGTAAAAATAGCTGTAATAGCACATTTTAACAAAGGTACACTTGGAAGTGTAAAGGCTATCTGTAAAATTCTTTTTGGAAATGCAGAAATAAAAGAATGGTTTGAATATGGTGGAAGACCGGGCTACTTTAAAATATCTACGTTGGGAGAACTGAAAGATGAAAAAGATTATCTGAAAGTACTGGATGTGGTAAATGAATATAAGAATGAGCGTAGCTGGCTTGAAGCATTGACATTTGACAGGACTGCAGAGTTTGGAAAGCATATTGGTATATTTTCTGAAAAACAGATAATTAATATTCTGAATGAAAGAAACTTTGAACTTCCGTGGATGAAACAGAATTTAAGTGAAGGAATAATAAATGTAACTGTAAAAGAAAATACAATAGGGATTAGATAAGGAGGTAGTATGGCTAATTACATAGGTTGGATATTGACTAATAAAGGAAGGGAACTTCTTGCAAAGGCAATAAATAACGAGACTAAAATAAATATCACAAAATTTAAGATAGGAGCTGGATACAACACAGGAAATGACAGGGAATTAACAGATTTACTGGATAAAAGAAATGAATTCTCTGTGAACAGTTACGAAAGAAAAGAAAATGGAATAGTGGAATTTACTTTCATTGTTTCTAACAAAACTGGAAGTGGTACAAGTACAATAACGAATTCATATAAAATTTCAGAGATGGGGATTTATGCCCAGGATGATTCAGGAACAGAAATTTTATATGCATACAATAAAGGAACAGATGGCGATTATATACCTGTTTACAATGGAAAAAATGCTATTGATATTGTTGAGAAGTGCATTATTATAATCGATCAGGCTGCTAATTTAAATGTAACAATAGATAATTCAATGACTTACTTAACGAGGGATTCGGCAGACAGAAGATATTTGGAAATACAGGCATTGGCTAAAATCATTGGACTGGAATTTGGAGGAAATATACAAGATACAGGAACAAAAGTCACAGGAAAATTTTACTATGACAAGGCTTTGAAATATTATTATGAGTGTATAGCAAATAATAGCCTTACATATAATGACGGATCTAAATTTAGGGCTATATCTAATAAGCCACTTTCAGACAGATTGGAAAATTTATACGAAATTGAAAGTCAGAGAATTCAAGTAGCAAATGGCGATGTCATTTTTACTCGAAAAGGGAAAACTGTAACTGTCATGGTCAGACTACAGAATGACGGAAATAATATTACTTTTCATGAAAATCAACAGTTGCTAGAAATACCCACAAAGTTCCGTCCTGCTTTACAAAGCCATGGACTTGAATCGGCACTTGCTTCTTCTTCACTCACTCCAGGATTCAACGGGGCGACTAGAATGCAGATAAATCCGACAAATATAACAATATGGGGAGCGCATCTTGGAAGATTTAATGTGTTAAAAGGGTCAGCAACGTATTTTATAGATTAGTATTTTTAACAATCATGTGAAAATAAAATAAAAAATATAGGAGGTAAATCATGATAATTTACATTTACGATAAAAACACATTAGAGCTAATAGCTCAACCAATGACCTTAGGAGTTGAAAAATTTAAAGAAAATCCTAACTTGTTTTTCCCGGATTGGAATTCGGAAACGATGACTTTTTCAACATCGTTGCTCATAAATCCTGTTATTGACACAGAAACAGGAGAATTAAGAGAAATGACAGAGTATGAACAAATAGTTGCTGGAAAACTCTTTTTGGCAGACGGAGAGTATTTAGACGAAAAGTCTAAATCTGTTAAAAGAATTTCGAAACCGAACGACTGGAGTGTCTGGGACAAAGAAAATAAAAAATGGAAAGTGGATAATAATCTGCTAAACGAAAGAAAAAAAGAACTCAAGGAAAAATTGTTGCAGGACTTGGCGGAGGCTAAATCTAATTACTTAAATCAGACAATAGAAATTGAAAAAGCAGGGAAGAAATACACATTTGAAAATAGCGAAAAAAATAGAAATAGATTGTCGCTTAAAATATCTCTGATGTGGGTGCTGGAACAAGATAAAATAGAAAAAGTAAAGGCACAAAATGAAAAAGGACTTGTTGAATTTATTGAGTTAAATAAAGCAGAACTGAAAGTTTTAGCTGGGAAAATACAGGATATTATAGAAGTTGCAGATGTATCGGAGCAAATGGCTGTAACAGGTCTTGAAAGATACAGTATTGAACAGTTGTTTGACTTAGATGTTAATGATTTTTTTAAAAATTAGAAAGAGGTGATGTAAATGGATAGATTTCAAAAGATATTTGAATATTTGCTGAAAGTTGAGGGTGGATACAGCGATGACAAATATGATTCAGGAGGAAAAACAAAGTACGGAATAATTGAGGTTGAAGCTCGTAGATATGGCTATAAAGGTCATATGAGAGATATGCCGATTGAAATTGCACGTGATATATATGACAAAAAATATTATCACGGAAATAGGCTTAATGAAGTAGTCAACGACAAGATAGCATTATCCATCTGCGATTGGATTGTTAATAGCGGAACTTGGGGTGCTAAAAAGGCACAGCAGGCTCTTAATATTATTAATAATTCTAATCTAGTTGTAGATGGTAAGATTGGGAATCAGACATTATTTGCTTTAAATCATGTAGAGGCTGAGAAGTTCTTACAAGTCTATCACGATTTACAACGTAGATTTTATCGTAGCATTGTTGCAAATAGACCAACGCAGAGATTTTTTTTGGGAGGATGGCTGAACAGGGTAGATAGAAAAGAAAAATACATTAAAGAAAATTTTTAA